AAGCCAATAGCTGCTGCAGCTAAGAGCATTACTGGTGATAAAGCGCCTAATGGGATGGCAATTAATGCAAGTGAACCGAGTCCACCAGCAATAGCCAATATGCCTTTTCCTATCTGGCCTAATGTCAATTTACTTAGGATTCTAAATGCTCCAGCCATTAATATCAGTGCTCCAGATAAAGCAATTAAACTAACAGACATAATTGCAAAATTTCCAGCACCGACTATTGAGCCTACACCAGCCATAAATGCAAATAACATGCCAAGACTGCCTAATATTCCAAGTAAAGCAACTCCCATTTCTTCAAACTTTATAGTAGACATTATCTTTAAAGCTACTGCAAGTTCGATCAAAGCTAAGCCAATTGCCATTATTGCTTTAGACCCAATCAAGCCACTTGCCATTGAATTACCACCAATTTTAGATAATCCAAGCATAAACAAGAATACAGCACCTAAAGCTCCACCTAAACCTAATAAAGCAGTTCCTAATTGATCAGGATTAACGCCAGCTGCAATCTTTAAAGCAATAGCTATCTCAATTAAACCTAAACCGACGGCTTTTAATGTAGCGCCGATTGTAGCTAATTTAACATCTCTTAAGCCTTTTGTACTCTTATGTAATAAAGCAATGAACGCTAAGACAATAGCTAAACTTCCACCAAGTCCAATTAAAGCTGTTCCTACTTGTTCTGGATCAACACTTGCAAATATCTTAAATGCAAATGACAATACCAAAATTGAAGAAGCAATCTTAGACAAGGATTTAACTGAAGTATTTAAATTGCCAGTATTCATTCCTCCTAAGATAGCCATGACACTAATTACTTCAAACAGCATACCTGCAATTGCACCAAGTGATGTTACTATCTTATCAGAATCAACCAATGACACAATTAGCAAAGCCGCTGCTAATTTTAAAAGTGTATTAGCTATTTCTTTAAGCATTTTAATTTTTAGTGATTGAGTAAAATTATTTAAGGCTTCAGTTACCTTATCAAGAGTATCTTTAATCTTGCTAAAGATTCCTCCACCACCTTCACCACTAAATACATTTTTAATACTATTTATAATGTCATCTAATTTTATCTTTTTAATTTTTCCAACAATTTTAGTAATTGCTAAAGCTAAAACTCCAAGAAAGCCACCTTCTGCAAGTCCAGCAATATCTGTGCCATGCGATGAGAGAAACTCTCCAGCAACTCCTTTAATTTTATCTATAACAGTTCCTAAAACTTTACCTATTCCTTCAAATACATTTATAGTTCCTTTGAAAATTCCGGCTATCCAATTAAGAATATTTCCAATTGACTGTAATACTTTACTAAAGAAATCAAGTTTTTCAGCACCTTCTTCAACTGTCGGATTAGCTAAAGAACTTGTAAATTCTCTAATTCCTTTTACTACATTTCCTATTAGTCCAATTATTGGACTTAAAATATCTAATAATCCTTTAAGAATTGATTCTAAAGGAGACATATTTGACAAAATGTCAGCATTAGAAAGTACTGTGCCAATGTCACTAAATATTCCTAAAATATCTGATAATATAGGCTTAAATTGTTGTATTATTGGATCAATTAAATCCGACCAAATTTTCTTGCCTATATTAAATATACCTTTTATAATTTTTAAAATACTTTGAACAAAGTTATATACACTAGTGAATGCAGATCCTGATTCTGCTACACCATCATTAACAGATTTAATCTGAACTGCAATTTCTAATATATTCTGACGAATTTTTTCTATAAATAAGAAAATGCTTTCAGCAGATGTTGATTCAAACACACCACTCCATATATCTGAAATAGCAGTTTTAACTTCCATAATTACTGCTGAAATTGCATGCCATAATGCTTGAACCTGAGTTAGTGATTCTTTATAGTCTTCACCAAACAAAGATTTTTCCATCTCTTCATTAAGGCTATGAATTCGTTTTATTTGATCATAAGCTTGCTTAGAAGAATCATCATCCCAAAAATCAATCGATAATTTACCATGACCTTCTAAATTTTTATTTAATGTATTACTTAAATTCCAAAGATTTTTCCAATCTTGTAATATCTTATTTCTATTAGATGCTCCAGAAGCAAAAACTTCCCACATATCATTTACAACATCTGTCCATAAACTTTTAGCTTCTTCATAGTCACCAAATATAAGTTGAAATGATTGCATCCATCCAGAAGAAACAGCATCTTTTGTTGCCTCTATAGCTTCTGAAAATGATTTTGCTTCCTGTGCAGACCTAAATGCTCTTTCAGCAAATTCTTCATATTTTCCAGATAATGAATCCATTGCTTCAGCAGCAGTCTCAAATTTTCCTTCTGAAACTAATTTTTCAGCTTCCAAAGTCATTTGTGCAAAATTGCCAAATGCTTTTTCCATTACTTCTCTAGTAAAAACTTTATCAGATAATAAATTTCTAAAATTCGATATTGTTGCTTGTCCTTTATCTATTTTTCCAAGGCTAACAGCAACACCAAGCAATTGTTCTTTTAATACTTTTGAATCAACTCCAGCTAATTCAATTGAACGCCAATCCTGAGTATTTAAAAAACCGCTTGAATAAGATTGGTTTAAATTATAGATTACTCGTGTAAATTCAGATGCACCTTTACCAGCATAAGCAACAGCATTACCGACACCCATTAACATAGGAATTAAAGTATCGATTTCACCACCAGAGGATACCATTGTTCCTAGTGCTTTAGTCATATCAGTAAAACCAAATGAAGTTTCATCTGAATACCACATCAAACGTTTCAAATAGCCATCAATTTCACTAACTGATTTACCAGTTGAGTTAACTAATGTCTGAACCGATGAGTTTAAATCATTGTATTTTCCCCATCCTTGACTTAGTTGATCAATAGTTAAAGATCTGACTAATCTTTCACCGGTTTGAGTAGCTTGATCACCAACTCTACGTAAAGCGCCAATTGCTAACTGCTCCCAAATACTGAACTGATTACCGATAGCATTTATTGAACCTAATAATGGATTGAAATTTATCTTATTAGCACTGTTGCCTAATTCAGCAAAGCCATTAGTTAAACCTGTAAAGTCTATTGCCTTTTTTAAATTTCCAAGAGTCGAAATAGTTGCTTTAGCTCTTTGCTCAAACTCTTGATTATTGAATGTCATTTGGACTATTCGTTCATCAATTTGCCTAGCCATTAGTCAACTCCTTCCATGCATTATCTGCTATCTCTTCAAATAAAGGTTTCAACGCAGGATTAATAAAGTCTACACCACTGTAATAAGCACCATTTTGAAAAGCATGACCATACTGAAGCAGAATGACAATAGGAATACCATCATTCTGACTCGAGTTTAGCCATTCAATCCTAGCGCTATATTTATCCCTTACGATTCTGTAATACCAGGAATTGGCTGTTTCACCAGAATCGACTGGCGTTGCATTTCTCAAAACTTCAACACCTTGACGACCATACTTATCTAGTTCACCAAGTTTTACAACATTTAAAGCACGTTCTAAAAATCTATTAGTTCTAGACCAATCCCCTTTTACAGAAACTTTAATCATAATTTAACCTCTAGAATGTAACTGAGCTCTTCTTGCTTTGTTTAGAGCTCTATTTCTATTCATAACTTCTTTAGCTGACATCTTCTTTGGAGGTGCATTCTTCTCAGCACAAACTCTAATTAATGTCATAAGTCTATTAATATGCCATTTCTGACACTCAAATGGAATATTAAAAGAGACCATCATATAATAGATGACCTCATTTGTAATAATCTTTTTAAGACCTTTCTTCTCATCATTAGAGAAAGTGGTAGCAGTCATTGGATCATTAATATACTGCTCAATTTCTTTGACTTGCTGACTATCTAAAACTGAATAGACCATTGGATCAACATGCGAATTCAAAGTCATGCATCTTATATAATCTAATAGTTCTTCGTTAGTTTTTTCCTCTGTAGATAAGAAAGGTTTATGCCATTTAGCTTCCCATTTAGAAATAGATACTAAAGAATGTTCTAATTGAAGTTCTGTTTCTTTTTGCGGAAAATATATAAAAGTTCCTTTTGACTCATCGTAAAATTCTTTAGGTTTAATAATCAGCTTAAGCATTTGTAGCTGCGTTAGCCTTTTGTGCTTCTGCTAATTTCTTTCTTACATCCTCTGGAAGAATTCCATTGATGAAGTCAAGAGCCTTATTAGAATCTTCAACTAGTTCTGTAAATAATACATCATATGCTTCGGTGCACATGAATCTATGAGAAATCTCATCAGACTTCAGCAGTACCTTGCCGTCATCTGACTTTTCACCATATGATCTAAGAATGAATTCTTTAATGATTGAAAAAATCTCCTTAACATCTTTTTGCTTAATCAATCTTTCCATTAATACATCTAAGCCGCCAGATTTAGAAATTGACAGCTCCAGTAATTCACTCTTACTTAAATGAAAATAAAAATCTTCTTCTCTTTCAGTTCCATTAAAGTCGACATATTTAATAGTTTTCTTTATCATACCGATTTACTCCTTTCAATAAAATTGGTATAAAAAAGAGCCTCCCAGTATTTTAAACCGAGAGACTCTTAATAAAATTTCTAGTTTGGAAATTCGTGATTCTTAAACAAATAACTAATTTCATCTGGTAAAGGCAGTCTAGCTACTGTGCCTTCTGTCTGTCCAGAAGGATCTGTGCCATATAAAGCATTTTCCAGAGTTGCTAAATCTGTAAGACCATCATCACTTAAACTAGTAGAATTGATTTCAACAACACAAGTTGGCTTGAAGTCTTTAACATTAACTGGTGTACAAGATACTTCCCAGCTCATTTCAACTGCTGCAGGTGAATCATTAATAGTATCATGAGTCTTTGAAGAAGGCGATACTTTACAGCCATATACTAAGTGCAATTTATAGCCATAATCATTGCCAAGTGTATCATTACCAATTTCAGTTCTGTAAGCGAAACCAAACATCTTACGTGACTGCTGACCGATAACAACACCAGAAGCTAATTCTGCTTCACCATTGCATTCCTCAAATTCATCAGGATACATGTAAGCTCTAATAGTTCCACCATACTCTTCTGCTGAGTACAGAGTAACATAATTAATATTATCTGCCCAAAGTTTAGTTGGTTCAGCACCTGAAGGGTTTTCATCGAAACCTAACAGACCGTTCCAAGCTACGCCTTTTGAGTAAGTATTATTTGCATCAATTGGATATAAGACCGCATGGTTAGCACCAGTTTCATATAGTCTTTCACCAATCTGATCCCAAACAAGTTTAGGCATTTACTTATCCTCCATTTAATAATATAAGTTGAATACATCATGATAGAGATTATCTGATACAAATCTTCGATCCATAGAACAATATGGTATTTCCAAAAGTCTATCGATTAATTCATCATTATCAGGATCTCTACCAATCAAAGTTACTGTAAACCGATTCATATCTTTATAGTTTCGGTTATCAGCATAATTAATGTATCTGTCATCTAAATCATAGATAATGCACGGATACTTTAAACCATTAGGACCTGGTTTCTGAAAATAGACGTTATTGATCCCTACAATCTCTCTAAATATCTTAGATAGGTTCCTGCGGTCTCTTGCCATTCCATAAACCTCCTAGGTTAATAATCAACCTAGGAAACTCGACTTCAACACTAGAGATCTTCCATCGAGTTCCCATAAAGGTTGCATATTTCATTCGGTACATGTTTTCTTTGGCGTATGGATCAGCAATAAAACTGATTCGATTAGAAATATTGAATCCTTCATTGATTTCATTTGGAGAATAGTTAGATTTACTATTCTTCAGAATGTCACCATAATATGAACGCTCAATAATATCTTCTGTCCATACGTCAACATCAGTTTCATGGGTTATCTCAAACCCTATTTGCCCATACCATTTAGCCATAAAATTCCTCTATTTTGATTTTTAAAGTGTTGGTTCAGTGGTCTCGCTGTTATTATTGTTGTCACCGCTGATTTCCAAATTTGGCTCACTTACTGGTTCCTGTGAAGGGACTTCAGCTTGTTGCTCTTTGTCATTCTCAACAGTATCTTCAACAACTGGTTCTTCCAAAGTCAAACCAGACAAATCAAAGTACTCTTTGAATACTGTTTCACCATCAGTTGTAATAACAATAAATTTCTGCAGTTCTTTATTAGAAATCTTAAAGGCACCATTCTTATCTGGGTCGTCAATAATTTCTGCTAAACCGCTGCTAACTGACGGATTCAAACCAACTTTAACTGAAGTAGCTAAATCAGAAACTGTAAACTTCAAAGCCAAGAAATAACCCGGACCCCAGAAGTCTGCTAAAGAACCGCTATCGATGTATTTTAAAGTACCAGTTATAGCACCGTCAGCAATTGCTACATCAGCACTCTGTAAATCAGATACTAAATAGCCGTACATCGTTGTAGCCTGAGCTTCAGCTGCCGCACCAGTAGCCTTTAAAGCTTCAGTTATGGTCCAATCAACTAAACCACTCTCACCAATTGTAGAAACAGTGCCATCTGCAAAAGCAACAGCTTTCAGTAAAGCACCATCATTATTGATTAAAAGATCACCGCTCTTATATGCTGAAGCGAATTCATCCAGATCAAGGCCTTTAGTGAAATCGGCATTAGCCCATAGAGTATTGTCAGCTGCTTTAGCGAATACAGTGAAGGTGCTTACATCGCGATCTTCATAATTTCTATAAGCTCTATTTTCCATAGAATTCCTCCATTTTGAATTTAATTCAAGTAAAAGGCATAAAAAAAATCTCTTTTGAGAATCCTTCTTATGCCTTAAGATTATTTAATTCTTAATTATTCTCCGTCAACAGGAGTGCTATTATTAGTAGCTTTCTTCAGAACAACTGCTGAATGAGGCTTAACAAGGGCACCTGAACGTCTACCTTCAAGCAGGTATTTCTGTTTGTTGTAGTCGATATCGAAATCATCGAATAATGATCTCTCACCAGCCTTGTTAGAACCGATGTTGTAATCAGCCAGGTCAAGAACTACACCGTAGAAGCCATTTGGAACGATAGTAGAAGGAACCTTAACAATCTTATCAACAGTCATAGCTGAAGCAAGTTCCTGAAGATCCTTGTACAGTCTGTGACCGAATTTATCCTTCATAAGGATCATATCAGTAACGATTGAAGCATTTAAGAATGCGATTGTATTGCCAGAACCTTCATAGTTGTCTAAGCCTCTAACGATAGCGTCGATAACTGCATCAGCTTCTGCCTGACCATCAGTAGCAGAAACTTCAGACAGCATAGCGTATACGTTTTCTTCAGTATCGCTAATTACTGGAATGATCTTATCTTCATCAATCTTGTCATCATCTGCAACGCCTCTGCCATCACCGAACAGAATAGCTCTTGCGCATTCCTCATCCCATTTAACCTTCATTTCATCCTTGATCATAGCGATGAAATCAATGTTTGCTTCTTCGAGATCTACAAGATCGTCTCTGTCAATTGTCTGCTTCTTATAAATAGTAGTAGGAGATACTTCTCTCTTTAAGAGTTTGATAACCTGATCTTTCTTCAGAGTACCCTTCTTGAAGTAACCTTTAGCTCTTGCTTCATCAGCAGAAATATCAGCTAATACTGATTTAACCTTTGAGAATGGAGTCTTATGTACACCATTCATAACAATGCTTACCCAACCATTTGGATTAGTGTTAATGAATGGAATAGTTCTTCCAGTTGCTAACTGAGAATCTGGGAACAGGTAGTCAACATGTTCAACACCGTGTACAAGTACATCTTCTGGGTTAAGACCATGAGCGATCATAGATTCTCTTACAGAGTTGTATCTCTTGCCATCTTTGATAGCTTCAGTGATTTCGCTGTGAAGTAATTCATTTTCGTTGTTTTCTTCACCAGCAAAGAAATTGTGCTTCATATTTTCTTCGTCTCCTTCATCATCTTCTTCTTCGCCCTTCTTAGCATCTTCAGATGCCATACCAACAAGAGCATACATTACATTCTTTTGTTCTTCAGTCATTGAATCGATGACATCCTGAACAGTCTTTTCTTCTTTCTTTTCTTCAGGCACTTTTTTGCCCTCCTTTTCTTCTTTAGATTCATTTTCAGCAGGCGCTACTTCAGGTTTAGCTTCTTTCTTAGCCTCTCCTTCAGGTGCCTTTTCTTCTTTATCTGCATGTTCAATCTTTTCAATTGAAACTTCTGTTGAAACAAATTCAGTAGAGTTATCTTCTGTTTCACTAGATTCATCCGAGATCTCACCATGCTCAAGAATTACTTCTTCACCAGTTGATAAGACAATACCTTCGAGTACGGAATCTTCACCATGACATATTTCGTCAATAAAAGCTCCCGGATTTGCTCCAGCGAGTACTAGACTAACTTCCTTAATATCACCGTGAATTACATCACCACCGACCTGTTTAAGCTTGTTAGCATAAATGGATAAAGATGTAATGTCACCATGTTCTAAGATGGTTTTAGCATTACGTCCCTTATCGGTAGGATTAAAAAAACCATAAGCTCTAACACCATTGTCAACGTTCTTCAGAATTGCATATCCGAGAACATTGTCGATGTCTGAGTGATTATGGTTCCATACTAGAGGAACTCTCTTACCATCATTGTCAGCAAATGCATTATGACGGATTGTTCTTCCATCGGAGCATCTGATGTCATTCTTGGTGGCCCATCCAATAAAATCATATTTCTGGTTAGCCATTTTGAATATTTCCTCCTATGTTTTCAACTGCTTCACTCGGTTCGTTTCCTCCAACACTGGCGAACTCTTCATCCGGGCTGTGGTTCAGATTCTTATTACTTAACTGATCTGCTCTCTTATCATTTACTGGTAAAAGACCAACAACCTGTCTGAATTCATTAGAAGACATAATCTCATTACGAGTAAATTTGTCTGCCAATTCTGCCAAGTTAGAAGTCGGAACAAGTTTGAACGGATCACGATAATAAACAATTGACTGTCTCTGTGACCGTGCCGTTTTTGATAAAAACTTCCACTTGTAAGCTAAAACAATAGCTCCAGCAATCGGTTCAATAGTCTGAGAATAGTAGTTAGTTAAAGTCTGTTCATTTGCTGTACCATCTAATATTCCTTGTGTCATACCCAACTGGCCGTATAGTGTCTCAGTCAAATAATTAACTTGGTCCATTATGTTGTTTTCAACAGGACGATTTAACTGTGTGATCTTTTCAGTAGCATCTGCATATGCAATACCGAATTTAGATCCTGCTAACTGCATCTCTATATCTTTCCGACGCTCTTCTGCTTGTTTCTTCTTTGTCGGAGTTTTTACTTGATATGGTAACTGAACAATAATGTCCAATTTACCAGAACCACTTTGTTCGTCTATGACGTCTAACAAATTCAACTTACGTATCAAACGCTGTGCAGTTGAGTTTGGTTGATTCATAACCTGATAAAATGGATTCTCTATAATTGCAACATTTCTCTTTAAAGCCCAACGATCTTCATATCGACCGGTATTATCGTTATAGCAGCGAACCTTAATAGAATCTGGCTTCCATTCCAAGATCTTTCCAGTTCGCATTGAATTAATATCAAAAGAACCCGTATCTGGGTTCACATTGGTATCAATTGGTACTACTGCTACGACTCCTTCATCAAACATAGATGTAACTAAGTCGATGATAAAGTCTCTAGCTGATTGGTCTTTATTAGCTGCTAATGTGAGACACTGATTTAAACCAGAATCAATACTACTTTCATAGTAGCCATTTTGATTTACTCTAACATGTCTAATAGTCAGCTGAGAAACGTCTACTGCTATTCGATTGTATAATGATGCGACAATCGATTTTTCGTTCCCTCTCGTCAAATAATGTCGATAAGGATTATATGAATAAGTAACCTCGTTTGGACGATAGTACTCATCATTATCATCTGGGAACGTTGGGTCCTTATTCATAAAGGCATTCCATGCATGAGAAAGCCTATCTCCAAATGATGGCATTGGAATTTACCTCCTATTGATTATTTTTTTTCTATTCTTTAATAAATATTTTGCAGCAGTTAAAGAATTTTTTATTTATTTATTTATTTATTCTTCATTCTACGAATGCTTTTATTTAATCTGTTAAAATAATCAGCGTTTTTATCATCCGGTGACCACAGAGCCCTTGAAGATCTATCTCGTTCTATGTAATCATTTGCCCTTTCTAAAAGGTCGTTATAATCTTTACGCGATTTAATTCCAGATTCTTTTGCATATTTATAAGCAGTTTTTAGTTTATTTAAATTACTTGATTTTGATGCTTTATCTGCTTCATTATAAAGTTTTGACGCTTCTGTTATATTCTTTTGATACTTGGCCATATCTTTTCGTAATATTTTAGTATATGCATCTGAAAGTCTATTTACAGGATAATGCTTTGGATCAGAATAACCTTTTCCTTGATAAAAACCAGAAACCTGTGAATATAACTCTCTATTGCTATTAGCAATTGTCTTCGCGCATAATTTTCTTCCTTCAATAATCTTATTTGCCTGTTCAACTTTTAATTTTCCAATTTTATAAGCACCATATGCTACAAGAGCAGTCGCAGCAACAGCAGCACCAACTTTTACAGCTTTCTTAATATTCTCTTGACGATTTTTATAATATTCATCAGAATTTTTGTATTCTTGTTTTGCTGCTTTCTTTTCGTCAGCCAATTGTTTTCCAAGTTTCTTTGATTCTTCATCAAACTTTTTTATTTGGGCTTTCGTCATTCTGCCTTTTGAATCGGAATTAGATTTAACAGATTTTGTTAAGGCTTTTATATAATTGGCTTTTGCAATCCCAACCCTATTCTTATATTCGGCTTTTGCACCATACCCATAATGCTCTCTACCTGCTGGAGTTAAAGAACCATCTTCATTCTGCCAACGTCTCTGACCCCACTTTTGGCCTTTAATACCCCAATGGTAGAGTTCATCTTCTCTGGTTAAATAATATTGAGTCATAACGATATCCTCCTAAAATTATTCTTCATCGTCTTCCGAGTTATTACTAAATGGATTAGGTACTCGGCCAATTTTATTCTTTTTATTATAAGCATTATAAGCTTGAATAAAATCTTTATTAGTCTGCTCACCAATCATTTTCTCAACAAGTTTGTTTGCTGCTATAATACTAGCTCCACCTATAACGCCTTTTGCAACTTTATAAGGAGCTTCTCTCATACCATCTTTAGCACCTTGAATTGCCTGTTCCTTAGCAACTTTTAAAGCTTGTTTAATAACTTCTTTTCCTTTTTTAATATTGTCATTAGACAAATTACTTACTACTTTATTACTTGCTTTAGCTACTATTTTTGCAATTGCTTGCGGATGACTTTTTACATATGCTGCAGCAACAGCTACAGTTCCTAAAGCAACAGCTCCAGCAGCTACTTTTTTAATTGTAGATTTCTTTATTTCTTTATTTCCAATTTTTACTGAGTCAGATTTATTTTCACTATTTCTTCTTGCTTTACCTTCAGCTGTATAAGTTCCATCAGGATTCTGAAATCTTCGTTGACCCCATTTCATTCCTAAAATGCCATAGTGATAGAGTTCATCTTCTCTAGTTAAATAATAATTACTCATAAAGAGCCTCCTTGTTTCTTAATTGGTTAAAAAGAAAGAGACTCTGAAAGTCTCATAAATAAAAAAAACAAGAGAATAAGAATAATTATCGGAAATCGACGTATTATTCCTTCTTCTCTCCATAAAAGGGCATGTTTTTTACACGAATGATTAAATTTACAATTATTTCCACCAATCTTCTAATTACTTTAATTATTTAAAAATTTTTATTTATCAGTTTTCCAATACTCTTTATCATGCTTTCTAGCAGAATCTAGTGCAGAAACAGTCAATAATGATTGAACTATAGTCTTTCCAATAAACGCTGCTTTAGAAATATTCGCAGCAGTATCAAAAGACATTTCATTATTAAATACTTTATTAGCTAATACTTTTGACCCAATTGCTCGTGCAGCTTCATATGCAACAGAACCAATGATTAATGCATTTCTCTTATTTTGAAAATCCTTAGCATAATATTCGGCACTATCTGAATGCTTTCCTAATTTTGAAAGTGCTCTTGCTTTTTCTTTTGAGGACACTTTACTTTTTTTAATAGCTTCTGATTCAGCATTGACACGTTTCTTCCTATCTTTAATTAATTCTTTTACCGAAGGATCTTTTCTAACTTCACCAGTGTATCCATATCTAATTTTTCCTTCTTCAGTAAGTGAACCATCTTCATTCTGGTATCTTCTCTGACCCCATTTCTGTCCTTTAATACCCCAATGATAAAGTTCATCTTCTCTAGTTAAATAATATTTACTCATAAGTCCTCCATTTTGAATTATTCAAAAGCATCCTTGTTATGCTTAAAAGCAACGAAAGCATCCATCATTGCAGCAACAGCATCAATCTTTTGATCTGAACGTTTCTTATAAAGTTTGCGGTTGCCATTTGTATCTTCAAGTGTTATACAGTTGCCCATAGAAAAGTGCATTAGTTCTTGATCGAATATTAGTAATCTTTCTTCTGAAAGTTTCTTTAATTCACCAAGTGGAACAGTTTCAGTTCTAGCACCCTGTATGACTTTCTCAATACCAAATGGTCCATTCTCTTGAGCCCATCTTTCAACAAATTCTCTTGCATTATATGGGTCATAGCCAAATGATCTTACATCATACTCATGGTCAATAATAAATTGATCAAGATCCTCATAAACTTGCATCATATCAAGAATGGTTCCATCTAAGACAATTAGACTACCTTCTTTAATAAAGTCATCATACTTATTCCTCATAGCCATCGGTAATTTCTGATAAGTCAATGAAGTAATATAGTTTCTTGTCTTAATACCAAATCTAGATCCTCTGAGAGGAAACATGAATGTGAATGCACAGAAGTCATCACCCTGTGACATATCTGCTCCCATTGAACATGGAAGTTTGTCATATGAATGATATGGATGCAACTGAATTTCGTCATATGGGAAATAGTATGTATAACCTTCCATAGGTATACCAAATCTCTTAGCTAAAATATCGTTTCGATTCGAAGGTGATTTCTCAGCTCTTTCAACATCTAACTGATAGGTTTCATAAGTAACAGTCATGCCAAGATTAGGATTGGCTTTTTTCCACATTGCAGGATTAGCAACTTCTTCAACACTGTCTAATCTGTAATACCAGATTGAAGTTCTTGGATTTACATAGTCACCCTTAAGAATGTCCATTAACTCCATTTTGATTGTGTCACCTGGACCATTTCTTACAGTACCTTCCGAACTAGTTGCAATGATCAAATAATCATTTGGGTCCATTAGATCACCCTGCTCTTTAGCACATGATTGTTCAATTGCACCAATTACATCTTCTCGAGTATCACCAGACAGCCACTCATCAATAGTCGCTAACTTTACACGATAACCTTGTAACCTGTTAATGCTCATTGGCTTGACTTCAATAACTGATCCAGTAATAAAGTTCTGAATTCCTTTCTTCGTTGAAGCAAGTTTAACTCGATCAGCCTTATTGCCAGTTGTATTCTGAAGTGAACCAAGAGTCATGAATTTTAAAAAAGGGCCTCTTGCCCTTGCGATTGCAGTTCTCAATGGAGAAAGTACTTCCTCCGCTTGAGCCATTGTTGGTGCCACTACAATCTGACTATTCGAACTCGTATCTATACAAAGATGGTATCCTTGCATACAAGCTGAATACATTGACTTAGCAGCACCTCTTGCTATGATTAAAAATTGTTTAGTTATTAATCGCTTTTTAATATACTTTAATTTATAATGTACTCCATGTCCATCCGGATTTGGGACTGGAATACTTCTTTCAACAAAGTAAAACCAACTTAATGCTGATTCAGCCCAAAGCTTGAACGAATCTAGCATTTTCAGATCGGAGCCATTAGTTAGAGTCAATTCATTTTCACAAAATTGAATAAACCCATCGATGGCTCTATCATCATAGTAAATTCCCGGGTTTCTAATGTTGTCATCAATTCGATGCATTTCCATCTCGATTTCAGCATTAATCGGGATTTCTCCTTTCATTACAGCGTCTCTAAACTGCCCATAATAAATAGGAGTCGCAGTATTAGATAAAGCCATTGCTTCTATATCTCCTTTTAAAAATAAAAAAAATAGAGACTGCATCCAACTAAATACGAGGGTATACACTCCAACTGCTTATTTCTTTTCAGATTACACAACCAACCCATACGAGTCCATACTAGTAAATGGCAGCCTCTGTTTACACAGTTATATAAAGGTTTGAGGAATTCAGTGTCGCGCGTATTCTCCAGATAATTGGAGTAACAATATCACCAAGGTTTTACAGTTGTTAGATTTAGTAATATCTATATGGACGATCACCAGCCGTAAACTAGCGCAGATTTGAGTCCGATCAGACTATAATCTGATTACTACGTTCTATCTCTATAAGGAGCTTCCTATTGTTTCAAGGCGTGCTTCCTTAAAACTGCTAAGTGCTATCTAGAAAACTTCTTAGTCAGTTTCGAGCCCAACCTCATTACCTTCTTTTACTTAGTTATTAAAAAATATCTCTTTTTACAAATTAGTATTTAAAATTTTCAAATTTATCATATTTTAATGTATTAATTAAAAAACCAATAATCGGTTGTTAACTTATTGTCTTTTCTTGCTTTGTAAATTTTTGAATTTTTATCATTTGTCCACTGATGTTTTTTAATTTCTTCTTCACTTATTCCTAAATCTTTTAAGAGTATTTTATCAGCATGCGCATTAACTAATCCAAAACCCAAAGTGATAATCTGCGGGCCTATATCTTTTAAATAATCGGCTACAGAAGTTCTTCTTTTATTTAATCTTACTAATGAATTTACAACTCCATAACCACCTGAAATAAACGCCATTCTACCTGAATTTTTCCATATTTTTCTATATCTCTCACGACCTTCAGGTGTTAAAGTACCGTCTTCATTCTGATATCTTCTCTGTCCCCACTTTTGGCCTTTAATACCCCAATGATAGAGTTCATTTTCTCTTGTTAAATAATATTGAGTCATAAGGAGCCTCCATTACCTTCTTTTACTTTTTATGAAATATCTTATTCTAAATATTTAGATGCATCTCTTCTAAGCAGAAGTTTCTGCATTTCTTTATACTCTTTACTAGAATACCAGTCATCTCTATCAGAAGAATGCTCATTTACTTTTATCGATTTTTTCTCTAATTCATTTAGCCGTTTTTGCTCAGCATCTGATAATGGTTTATTTTTTGCATTATTTGCTTTAATAGCTGCATAAACAAGACCAACAGTTAATGCACCTGCTCCAACTACTGCTGATTGTACTGGATGAGTAAGAACAACTGCACTAGCTCCCAAATATCCAACAACCGCTGCACCAACTTTAATATTTTCTTTTATTTTATATGAATTAATTGTCTCATTACCATATTTGTCTATTAATTCTTTATTAACCTTTTCCATTATATCTTGAGAAATCTTTTCACTTAATTCTTCATATTTATCCCAATATTCCACATATTTCTTACCGGCTTTTTGATCAGCTTTGGTTGTTCCTCCACCACCATCATCTCCATCAAAGTCATACTTTTCAGCTAAAGCGATTGCCTTATTAGCATAGTTTTCCATTTTCTTATAAAGCGGATGCTCATGAGTATATGTTTCTTTTAAGTCAGATTCTAATCTTCTTATTTGTTTACTTGTTGGACTTTTTGAACCTATTCCATAACGTTCTCTTCCTTCAGGAGTTAATGTTCCATCTTCATTCTCAAATCTACGAACACCCCATTTTTGGCCTTTAATACCATAATGATAAAGTTCGTTATCTGAATTATTTTTTGTCCATATATACTGGCCATCACTCGTAGCAGAATGTTTCATTTCAGCCCCCTTAATATACTTGCCAAATACAAAACCTGGCATCTTCATATGATCCATATCTTGAGTTTTTACATGCTGACGATACTCTTCCCAAGCTTTAGGAAACCAATTTTCTTTTCCATACTTTTTAATCAATTGATTACACATTACACAAACTACACCAGGAAGATCATTGTAAAAATCTTTATTTAAAGCAGAATGCTTTAACTCATTTACTGGAAGGTATTTCTTAAATCTATTGTTGTCACCTATATTCATCTTTGTAAGATCAACACCATAAATCTTTGCTCTTTTCAGGATCTCTTTAGCCAATTGTTTTTCATACTCAGGTTCAACATAATTAAAAAATCTAATTGCTGACTTAACATGATCAGCATCTGGTAGAGGAAATTTCTTTTGCTCAGGAACTCCATAGACTACATTATTTGCCATAAAGTTCTCCAATCTCACCAACGTAATTATTAGTGATGAATCCACGCCATTCTAATTCAGCAATATTATCTTTTAATGCCTGCATTAGAATTCCTGAAGTTGGTGGATCAAATAGTAACTTGGTTTTAAGTCCAGTCCACTCAATAATAGTATTAAGTGCTTCTGGCTCAGTCTCATTTAGTAATATCTCTTCCCAAGTTTTTGTATTGTCATAAATTCGATAATTTTCATCAGTCAGTCCTTCTTGGTAAAGTATAAAAAGAACTGCATTAACAGCTAGTATTAAATCTTTATCGAAATCTGTGTTCCTTAAATCAATCCCTATAACATCTTTAACTGAATCCAGGATACTAGCATTCATTTTGTATTCATGTACCATAATTTATACCCTCCAAGGAATTGTGTCATTTGGTAATCTATCATGAACTATTAATAATTCCAGATCACCGATAGATCCGTAATGAATAATTTCATGAGTAGCCAAGGTTGTTGTTATTAAATTATTTGGATCAAATACTATTTCTCTTCTTTGCAGAATATCATCCACCGAAATAGGATTAATGTGATGAATCAAAGCTCTTTGAGGTATCTCAAAACCTTCAACACCTAAGTCACATCCACCATCTCTAATAATTATCTGATTTCGTAGTTGTCTCCATTCAGGAGATTTATAGAGTATTTGATTCAAATATCTCTCATATCCAAAAGTGTCTTTGGCAACAGTGCCAAATAGCATTAGGTATTTTAATCTGTCTTCGAAATTTGGTATTGTAATTAATTCTTCATATGACCTAGAATGGATGGATGTCATCGAATTCATCGTCATCTTCTCCTGGATCACCTGGATCCTTGCCAGAGTAAATACCAAATGCTTTGATTGCTTCAGCAAATAATTCTTCAGATCTTTTAGCTGACTGAAGAGCTTCTGTCTTTGCTACCAATAGTTCATTTTCTTTTTTCAGTTTTTCATTCTCTAATTTTGTTTTTTGTGAACCAAGTTTTAGAAAGTGTACAGTTTCTTGAGATGAAGCTGTGCCATTTCTAAGTCTTTCTTCAACTAAGTCATACGCATAAGCTATTAACTGATTCTCTCTGCCTTCCTCAGTCATTGCTGGTCTGAGTTTTGGTCTAGTTTCTTCAGAGATTACTTTTCTTTTTGGCATAACTTCCCTCCTTTCTATCTACTTCAATTACACTTTCGTTACACTTTGACTATACTTTATTAGCACCATTAAAGAGGCATCAAACAGAATAAGAAGAAATATTATAATGCTAAAATGCCAAACCATTATCCAGTATTATATAAGGAGAGTAAATTCCTTTGCGAGGAGCCATATGGAATTATTTGATGCCTCATTAATAATGCCAATAAAAGTATTAAGATTCATAACCTATAGAATAAATTAAAGAGTCTGTGTTTTGATAACGCATGTAATCTTCTGACAAGTCAAAGAAATCCATAACTTGTCTTTCTAATTGCTTGTCTGATCCGAAGTCTTCAATCTCCAAACCAAGACTTCTAATAGTTTCTATACTTAACGGTCTACCGTGAGATTTCCATCTTCGATAGTCTGTAAGTTCATTAGCAATTCTTTCTGCTAATTTTACTTTTTCTGTTTCATTCAAAAATAAATTTGAAAACTTATACTTAACGAGCCATTTCTTTAATAGGTCAATAGAAAGATCTCTTGCTTGTTCATAACTTTTTAGTTCTGCTAAATCAAAGTTCTTTAGTATTTGTAATTCAGCATCACTTATAGAATTTGTTCTAGATTTATCTAACAAACTTTCAATACTTTCTAAATATCCTAATGCCGGAACAAATCTTCCTTCTCTATTCATTACTTGTGGATCAATAGGACCAAGAACTGAATTGTAGTTCATTAATATCTTGTCACCACTCATACAAAGAATAGTCCCAGCAGAATATGCATGATCAGGAATTAAAAATTCTACACTATTGTAATAATGTCTAAAAGTATTTGCCATTCTTTCTGTAGAATTAGCATCACCGCCACTAGTAGTCAATATTATGCAAAGTCTATTATTCAATATCCTATGATTCTGCATGTACTCTAAAGCATTTCTAGTTAAAGAAGCTGTGATAGAATCTATCGGTGCATCTATACAAAGTGCATCAGCCAATAAAATCTTTTCTAAACTCTTCAACTGCTCATCAAGCACATAGTTTATTGTCTTTGTTAACTTGTTTTTCATTTCCCCTTTTAAAAATCACCCATAAAAATATCCGCCGGAGAATTTTTCGAG